TTTTTTTTTTTTTTCTCTTTTCTTTCCATCACTGATGGGGAGTGAGAGCAAGCCTGTCTACCAGTGCCCATATGGAGGAGTTTGTTGCCAAGCTGCTCAAAATGGGGACTGGTGGACAAGCCTATTCCCACTCCCCACCAATGATGGAATGTTTTCTTCAAACAAAAGATAAGGAAAAAGGGATTAAACATTTCAGAAAACCCAATGCACATTCGGTAAGGACTGTTGGTGGACCTCCCTCCACCTGGTAAATGTGCTTCGTGTCAGTAGGCTCACCAGAACCTTGGCACTAGGGAGATTGTGAGACAAGTCAATCTTCTCCAGACATTGTCTATAAAACTCCCAATGAAGGACAAAGGCATGATGAAGGTCACCAAAGCTATGAACTTTGCCTTAGATCGGTCCTTTGCCTTCTTCTTCCCCTCTCTGAGATACAGTATTCTCAGTGAATTCTTTGACTTTTTATAAGCAAAGAAGGGGGTCATCACCAATGCTATGGCCTGTTCTAGTGTGGCTTCTCCCCAGTCTTGTTCCAAGGCTGAGGAAAACTCACTCTGTTCAAGGCTTGCCTTTCACAAAGCTGTTGTAACTTTGTTTGGCGGTGGTGATGAAAGGTCTGACATATTTGTCAACCAAAGACTTCTTCGTCTTTGTAAATTGAGTTTGAAACTCATGGGTCTTTTTGTAGAACGTCTCCTTACGGCGTTCATACTTCAATCTTGCCTGCCGAGATTTTTCAGCTTCTGATTCGGCTTTCCGCCAAGCGTCTTCTGCTTTGGGGTCATCGTTGTAGTTTACCTGGGGACCCTCATCCTCAGAAGCATTTTCTCCTGGCTCCTTTTCTTCCCCAGGCTCTGAAGGGGCTTCCTCATCAATCATCTCTAGCTTTGAGTTCCCAGGGGGAGTGCTCGTACCAGGGTTGTAAGAGGTGTCCAGGCCTAATTTGGTCAGCTCTTCATACTGCTGAGGTGTGAGGCTAGACCTGGCTTGACGGAGAATCCGCTTCTTGAGCGTTTTCAGATTGACAGACGTCTTGTATAGCTTGGGATGGCTAAAGCCATTCCTGCTATTCCGAGACTGAATGCTAGCCAGCCAAAGCCCCATCTTGCCATCGGGAGGCAGAGAAGAATCCACAGGCCATCCATATTCCTTTAGGATGTAGTCGAATGCACGAAGGTCATGGTGCTTCTGCCAGGAGCCTCCGATTTGGTTGAAGAAACCACAAACCCTTTGTAATCCTGCCTCCGACCAGCTGTCCATCTTCCTGAGGATCCAGACTATGATGAATTTAGCATCCTCTTTCAGCCTGTCTTCAGTCTTGGCATTCTTCAAAGCCGCCAGAATGATTTCACCTCTCTTTGATAGCTCCTCTTTGTCAGTGGTCCGAGACGTCACGAACTGGGGTGCGGGTGAATCTTTCTTCCAGAAAAACCATGAAGAGGCATCCCGAACCACTGGTGTGAGTGGGGACAGGAGGTCCCAGTAACCAAACACAGAGAGTTCAGACAGCCTAGCCACAATGACGGATTTGACCCGTGTTACGGTTTCGAGATTCCTTTCTCCCATTTTCTCCAACACTTTGTCATCCAACACTGTCAGAGGTGAAGACGGGAACCGTTTTCGGCTGATGAGCTCTCCGGGAATGAGCTCCGTTATTGGCACCATGAAATAGTCCGACTCTCTTGTCTTATACTTCACAAACATAACCACACCAGATTTGCCAAAAGAGGCAGGCACCTGCTCAGCATTGCGAACGAGTGCCACCAAGGTCTCAGGCGCTTCTATGTGGGACGCCTTGATGCCAGCCTGCCCAATTTGGCGGAGCTCTTCAATAACCTTCACTTTGAAGGTATCTCCATTCACCTCAAGATATCGCACTTTTAGGTCGGTCATTTTCACTATTAGCCCCGTGATAGGGTACTCTTTAGCTTGTTGTTTTCGTGGGTCGTCACTATCCTCCCACGACATCCTAGGATGTTTCGACCCCTATAGGTCTCATCAGGTGGGCTATCATTCTTCCTCCAGCATTAATGCTGAGACCACCTCCCCTGCTCCTAGCATGTTGAGAGTGTCAAAGAAAATTTCAGCAACCCGTTCTGATGCTGATGAAATGGTAAATTCAAACCCGCTGCTCATGCCTGTCATGCCAGGCATGTGTATCTCGGTTTCTATGTAGTCTTGGGATGCATCAGCCAGGTCCTTTCGTATTTCGTGTCCTGTTCTAGACCGGGCGTCCTTAAGGTTTTCCTCGAATGTCGATAGAATTTCTGAGGCTCCCTCTGACATCTCGTAGCCCCCAATGTTCAAAATCTCTGGGTCCGCCTCAGCCAACACACTGAGTGGGAGTCCTTCTAGTGTCCATTGGATCAGCTTGGAAAGATTCCCTTCTTCTTTGCGTTCTCGCAAGACCCCTTGAGGGAATTCAAAGTTCACAAGATAAAAGACTCCATTGTTGGTGCGGCCAGTCCGACCCTTGCGCTGAGTCTTGGTGGACGGATCTAGTTTTGTGAACAACGGCCGTCTCACGTACCCCTTGTCACTTTGAACAACCCGGAGGAAGTTTGGGGTGATCACATGTGTTACTCCTGGAATTGTAATTGCGACATCTGCAACTGAGGTTGATACAATATAGTCAACATCCCAGTCAGGATTTCCTTCTGTGTCGGACGATAGAGCCAGTCCCTTGCCTGGAAGGCCTCTGAGGAAGATGTCTATATTTGCCTTGTCATTGACGAATATGAGAAATTTGCGATCATGGCTTCTAGATGATGCATACAAGCCTGAAACAACTTGGAAATACTTTGAGAGCCAGTAGTCCTCGCTCTTAGAATCAATGGAAGCCTTTATCACCCCCTTGTCCATTGGAATAGAAACCTCTTCCGTTGAAAATACTTTGGATATTGGGATCTCAGTGTAAGTGGTTGCCCCTTCCATCCATTGGGCATTAGGGGTGGCCGTCATATATATCATTGGAGGCCCCTCTGCTCCCTTTGATTTCACATATTTCCGGAGCTGTTCATAAGCCAACTCCTCAATGTGTGCCTCATCCAGCACAAGCAAATTTTCACTACTAACCCAAGTGGGATGTAGTAGACATTCCTGTGCAGTGACATACCACACTTTTGCCCGAGGATCCAACATCAAGTTTGTTGTAGCTCCCGAGCAATCAAGGCCTTCGCCCTGCATATACTTCACAAGCCCTAAAACAACCTTTGATCTCGGCTCAACAACAATAATTTTCCTAAAGCTTGGGCCTAGGGTTGAGGCAAGGTGGGAGATCAAAGCTGTCGATTTTCCAGTGCCTGTCCCGGCTTGAATGACATGAATTTCCTGAGGCTTGAGTCCCCTTTCAAGGTAATCCAACTCCTTGAAATTTGGTGGAATGCTAGACGACCACTTGCCCAACCCTAACTCCACTAGCCTGTTCCCTACTAAGGCAACATCTGGTAACTTGATGCCTAAAATCAGGTCTGACAAATATAAAGTGCTGTCATCATCATACAGAGCGACTTCTGGCAAGGGCAACCAGTTTAAGGCCACTACTAATATCACCTGAGTCACTGGAGTGCTGTAAGCCGTGTATTTTGTTTGCAGCCTGCCATTGATGATGAATGATAAGTTGGCGACTTTGTTTGACAGTGCGTCAAGCCTTCCGAAGGGATTGAACACATACTTGTCAGATGACGAGGCCATGAAAACCCAATGTCTTACTAATAGTGTCAAAGGATTGGTCTTTACTGTGACTTTGTCTTGGTCTATGAGAAACCGGTAAGGAGTCTGGACAATCAGAGACCTCATATGGCCATCAGTGACAACTTTATTTGCCAGACCAATGAACTCCCTAGGCCAAGTCATTGCATTCCTTACAACCCGTTGTGTCAGTACATTGAAACCCATGTTCAGAACATTGGGGTTTAGGATATCTGGAATGTAGGAAGCGTAGTTGCAGATGTAATCCCATGTGGTCATGGATCCATACGAAACAACTCCTCCTTCATCCTCCAACATGTCATCATGGTCTCTCACTGTTGAATTTGGGTCATAGAAGGTGGAAAGAACCTTTGCATATGAAGGAATTTTACTCCTCATCTTGGGTAAGGCCTGCTGCTTCTTAATTCTGGTGTCATCTCTATACTCAAGGTTTTTCCTAATTATGACTTCAATCATCTCGTTGAACATGTCATACAAGTCCTTGTTGTGTGCTGTGAGATACATGTACCCAATGAGTCGATCGATCCTATAAAATGGATCTTTCGTCTTTGTTCCAGCCGCGGCTTTCCCCAACAGTTTGACCCTGTCATGAAAGACAATCCTGCCAGGCATTGGAATTCCTCCCATGTGAGTCTCCCACTCACTGATGTCTGCCGAGGTTGGCTTTCTTGAAAATTTGGATAGAAAAGGAAGTGGGTCCAGTTCCTCTGGGGGATCGAACTCGGGAGGTGATGACTGTTCCATCAAGTTCTGGTCACTTGCACCTTCAGGGACTTCGTCCCGTAGGGTGACCACAAATCTAGACATAGTAGTTTGAATATTCTTGAAATTCCAGGCTTTCGGTGAAGCCTGGGAAATTGACAAGATATGGTCATCGCCATAGCAGCTGAGTTCATTAAAATTTACAAACTCTTTGGCGCTCTTACCGGTTAGGTCTATCCAAGCAACCATATAGAAGAAGACAGTTGCTATGGAATTGTCAGAGCTCGTTGACGCGTGACCTGTCATAAGGCCTCCTGCTTTGTTATAAACCCTCCCTGTGGAAGGGAGTAACAAAGAGGAGTGTTCAATGCTATCATATGTTAAGTCTATCATTTCAGCCAGAGTCCCCATCATCTTGTGGTTTGAGTACCCTTTCTTCCTAATAGACTTGATGGCCTCAGTTACAGGGCCGCGGATGGTGGAATCAAACTCACTGAAATCACCCGCATAGTGGAAATCAAAGCGGGAATGTCTTTCAAATAATCTCGACATCCAAGTGCCATTTATTTGGCATTCCAATCTTAATTGGAGTGTCCTCAGGGCAAAATCGGTGGTTTGGCTCATACGAAAACACCATCTGAAATATGTATTGTGGCAGAAGGGACTCAGAGGTGTTCTTATCTTGTTTTTCATCCATTTCTTCGGAGGTAATGCCTCGGACTTGGGAAAAACATTTGTGATGTTCTTCATCAGAGGGAAATGCTGATACCATTTTGTCCACTCCTTGATAATTGTCTGGCCATTCTTTCGGGAAGCAATGTATGCCTTTCTGGTCATTTTCTTTTTCCGGAATGTCTTGTTCTTTTTATCTTGGACATTTCTGTAAGCGAGAGCACCAAAATTGAATTTCTTGTTCCAGTTCTTCCAGATGGAATGAATGGGGGTGATGCGAGAATTGGCATATATCCTAGAGACCATTTGCCATGTTTCTTCTATTCCCTTCTTCATTAATTCGTCTGACATGTCAACGTCAATGTCAGAAAAGTACCTTGACACCGAGTCAAGCTCATTGTGAATATTGGCATAAGTGTCGGAGTGTACATATTTTGCCGCTAGGCCCTTGATCAACTCAAATTCTTCGGTCTTATAGATTTTGATGTTGCGTATCCCCAGTCCCACATGAGTGTCACCATCAAGGTTTCTGTCAAATCTGGGATCCAATGGGTTTGTCTCTTCTGGAGTGAAAACCACATCAGGATCTACTGGATACCCCAGCTCCTTCAACATATCAAGAGTGTCAGAAAAGGAATTCCAAGTGGGTTTTCCTGCCCTTCGGATGAAACCAGGAGGGTCAAAATCATTTATCATGCGGACCATCCCCATCATCGATTGTACAAATACTCCCCTCCACGTTTGAGGCTTTCGAGGAAGGGAATTCACATCTAGATAGAAGCCTAGAGAGTGGGCCCAGTAGATGGTTCTTATAACCACTTTGAGTCTCAAGACCTCATAGACCAGGGTGATGTTTCTGATGTACAGGAATAGCTCTTTTGACCCAGAGGCGGAGAGTGTGGGGCCGAAAATCTTATGAGAGAAGGTGATCCATGCCTTTTGAAGAATCCTCCATGATATTTTATATGCTCTGATCATCATATAATAGATAACCTCGATTGTCATACAAAGGATGATGTCAGTTTTGTAGTTCCATGAATAAAGGATAATTACTGCACTACATGTCAAGAAGGACACAACCAATCTTAGAAACAAAGTCACTGTATTTGAAATCATCTTAGCCATGAATCTGAGGAAATTGAAAGTGAGAATGACTGCCAAGGCTTTTGTCATCCAGCCCTCATAGTTAGTCTTTATGATCCAGGCCTGGATAACCGCAGCATAGAGGTCAAATAGCTCTGCTCTTTTGTGTGCCTCCATGTCATTTGATGAAAGCATGACCAAGAATGTGACAACAGCCTCAGAGATTATGTTGGGCCTCCGTGTGACCCCATTTGCCCCTCTGGCAATGTCAATAATAAGCCAGACCGTGCTTCCTATCATTCTGAAGAAGAAAAGAATGTAATAAGTTACGAAAACTCCAAGGGCAACACATCCGATGAGGAGGATGGGGTTGCCCCACACAATTGCCAGTGATGTGAGAATTATCGTGAAGAAGATGTATTCAGCGGTCTGCCATAGCATGACAGGCCAAATCACGAGATTCAGAATGATGAACAATAATTGGCAGAATAAATTGAGGTAAAGAAACAGTCGATTGGTCATAAAAGTTTCTTGCCTCCAAGTTCTAGACCTTGTCAAGTCGAATAATGTGGCCTTCTCCGGGCCCCTACCCAATTTGGCTTCAAGCCGCCAGCCGAGCTGGTCAAGAAAACACCATCCTTTAATCCGAAGAAACTTTTGCACTATGCGAGAGTTGATCAGTCGGTTCACTTCCTGGAGAAGATCTAACCCTTCGAGGTTGGATGAGAAGTTGAACGACATTGTGTGTACCCATACTAGCCCCTGGGCGGGGTACCCTTAAATTGGCGTAAGACGCAGGTAGCTTAAAAGCGTTAGTCCTGTGCTGTCAACTCATCTCGAGTCAACAACC